ACCAAACAATCTTTTTTTTATTTTGGAAAATATTTCTTTTATTTTTTTTATCATTAAAAACCTCTTTTCGCTAATTTAGGTGTAACAAGTAATCCACCTTTGTTTTTTTTCTTAACCATTTTTGTAGCATCTTTTTTAATTCTATCTTTTGGAAAAGTTTTTTTTATATATCTTAATATGCTTTGTGTTGTTCTACCACTTGGTTTAGCTGTTATGTTAAAATCACCAAATTCTCCTTTATCTCTTTTAGCTATATTCTGTCTTCCTAAACCCATTATTTCTAAAGTTTTACCATCTGAGGTTAATTTATTACTACTTGCTTCTTTACCTTTGTAAAAAGCATCTATAACTTGTTTATCTTTTTTATTTAAAGTTGGTCTAGAACTTTTACTAACTCCACCTCTTATTCCAGCTTTATCTAATCTTTCACTTAATGGGTCTATTTTTTTAATTTTAAATTCAGTCATGGCTACCCTCAATAATAATTGTATTGCTTCGGTGGTAGATCTTCATTATCTACATAATCTGAGTATAGTTCAATGAAGTTGCCTTGTCTATATCGCAAAAGTGCCTGTGTTGTACTGTCAACATAATCATCATTAGAACCATGTGGAAATGCTGCACACTCTTCTATTACTTCATCTGCAAAAGTTTCTCCATATGGAAACCATACAGATCCACTTTCAAATATAGGTGCAACAGAATTTACTCTAGTAAATTTATCGTTACCTTTACTGGGTACAAATGGAATAACTGGTATACCCATTCTTCTAAATTCTTGTGTTAAGGGTTCACCACTTGCTTTTTGTTCTATAATAATACTTTCTGGTTCCCAATATTTATACGCATCCATAGCAACTACTTTTAGTTCTGGAAAATCATACTTGCCACGAATTGCATCTAACAATATTAAATTAGGTGTTACTTCGTCTGGATAAAAAATACCCCAAGTTGTAATAGCAGAATAGTCAGCAGTTTCTTTTTTACTAAACGCAGTATCATAACTTTGTATAACGTGTACTAAATTAGGCATACTATTTTCTTTCCAAGGTTGCCACCATTCTCTTTTTAAAATAGCTCCCTCTTCAGATGTTGGTTCTTGCATATATTGTGCAGACCAATTTCGAATAGGTAAAGATGCTTTTATTTTTTCTAATTCTTCTTTTTCCCAATACTCAGACCACACTGGTTTACCGTCAGGTAAGATAGCTGGAAAAGAAATTGTTTTCCAAGTATCAGCTTTGGGTTCTTTTTGAGCCTTCAATAATCTACCTGTTAAATCATCTTCTGCCCATCTAGTCATAACCAAAAGAATAGATCCACCAGGTTGTAATCTCTGTCGTGGTCCTGAAGTATACCAATCGTATGCTCGTTCCATAGCTAAGTCAGACATAGAATCTTGTTCTGTGTGTGGATCATCAATAATTAATAAGTCTGCACCACGACCTGTTATAGATGCTCCAACTCCAGCAGCATAATATTCTCCACCATGATTAGTTTCCCATCTTCCTTTTGCTTTGGAGTCCTCACGCAATTTTACATCTCCAAAAATTTGTTTGTACTCTTGAGAATCAATTATGTTACGAACCTTACTTCCAAAACGAACTGCAAGTTCTGTATTATGTGATACTTGCATAATTTTTAATTTTGGATACTTACCAATAATCCAGGCAGGAAAATATACAGATGCAAATTCTGATTTAGTATGCCTAGGAGGCATATTTATTATGAGCCTTCCTTTTCTTTCATTAGCTATTTTAGAAAACTCGTGTGCAATAATCTGATGATGACCCCATTTACTTTTTTCTTTTTCTTTTCTGCACATAAAATCTTGCCACATCTCTTGCACAAAATATAAAAAATTATCTTGGCAAAGTTTTATATGTTCTATAAAAACTTTTTCAACTCGTAGTCTTAATCGTTCCGTAGTTAAATGATCTACACTCATTATTTTTTAGACATCCAAGCAGTTGCTCCCATATATGCACCAACAATACCTGCTCCAGAAATATAAAACAAATTACTAATATCACTTAGAGCCTCAATTTTTTCTGTAGTCATAAAAGGCATAAACATCATAGCTGTGAATAATCCCATACCGACTAAAGTAAAAGTTGCCATTCTTCTTTGTGCCCTATGCTTTCTTAATTCGTGTTCTAACTTTTTTATTTCTTTCATATGTTCTAACTCCTCATCAGATACAACACCGTCTTTATCCATATCATATTGAGCATAGTTAGAATTTTTTTGTAACCTTTTTACCATAAATTTTTTATAACACAAAACAACCGATATGTTTACTCCCTATATGTATGTATTCAACTTAACTTATACACGCAACGCTAGTTACATAAATTTTGCCGACCCTAAAAAAAAATAAAAAAAAACTTGACCTGTTGCAAAAAAACACTGGGTCCTTTTTATCGACTAATGCAGAACAAAACGTGAACAAACGATTTTTTTTAACATAATAACAGTTATGCGAACTAATGACACGAATCAGTTGCCGAGTTAATTATGCTGCCTAAATTTTCTAGCGTGTATTTTTTAGATGCGATAAGATCGAACCGTTCTACTTCTGGCACATAACCAGAACAAAATGAGTACAAAGACGGAACGATTTTCACAAGTTTTAGCTCTCTTTGCGAGAGGGCTAAAACTAAGTTAAATACATTACCACCTGCCTTAAGATAATCTATCTGCCAAAGTATTTGATATTTAGATAAGTTTAATTTCTTATCATCATTTGCTTTTAACTCTATAAAAAAAGACTTACCTTTTATGCAGCAAAAAACATCTGGAACACCGTTAATTGTAGTAGTTTCTAATCTCATCATAAATAAAGATCTTGTTTTAGCAATCTTGTTAAGTGACTTCCATAAGTTCTTTTCCATAAGACCTTTTTAGTTAAGTATGCACCTAGCAGAAATGACGCTACCAGGTGCAACAAAGGATAGCCACATTTAGTGTGTGGCATCACTACCTTAAACGATTGCTTAAGGAATATCAATAACTAATTCCTGTCTTCTGTTTTTGTAGATCTTGTTGTTGTTCTTGTAATGTATTACGAACGTTAGTCCAATATCTTATAACCCAAGTGTCATTAGATTTATCAATAACAGATTGTGTGTTATTAATCATTTTATTCATAAAGATAATTTGTTCATCTAACTGTTGTTCTTTTTGCATTAAGTGATCTTTAAATCTGCTCATTTATTTCTCCTTTATTTCTTTTAAAATTTTAATTATCAATTCTGCTTTTTGTGGTGTTAGTTCCATTCTATTAGTTCTGTTTCCGTTGCCATCTGAAATCACTATACCAAAACCATAAATCGTATTATCTAATTTTTTAAATTGTTGTCTTATGTAATCTTCGTATCTATTCATTTATTTCTCCTTTGTTAATATTTTTTCAACTAAATCTGCTAATACTGCTACCTTTTGCCATTCTTCCAGGTTGCTTTCTAAAATACGTTTTAATTGTTTTTTAGCTTGTTCTTTTGTCATTTTAATTTTTCTCCTTTGTTATATAAAAAGTATAGCACATCTAATTTGTGCTGCAACTTAATTATTCCTATTTTTCCAGTTTCTCATAAAGCACTTGCTTACAAAAAAAAAAATATTCAAAGCGTAGAATCAGCAAATATTTTAGGAAAATGGAAAAAACCCCAGAAGATATACCCTTACAAAGAAATAGTTTTGGGAAAGTTTTGGGAAAAATTCCTAGATTTTGGGAAAAATATTAGTTCTAGGATTGTTTTTTCTGCATTTTTGTTTTATTTTTTATTTTCTAAGTAGAAGCATTATAGTAAAATAAAATAGGAAAGTGATTCGTCATGGCACAAAAAAGAAGAGAATTAAGATCAATACAAGATCTAACTGATAAACAAAAAAAGTTTATTGATATTTTAGTTGATAACTGGGGAAAGATAACTAAGACTGATGCGTTAATCGAAAGTGGTTATAATACGAAAACTAGAGAAAGTGCAATGGTTCTTGCTTCAAAACTCACGAACCCAGATATTAACCCACATATATGTCGATACTTAGAAAAGAGATTAGCTGAAGAAAGAGAAATATATGAGAAAGATAAACTAAGACGTTATAAGATATTAGATGACTTAAGAGATCAATCGTCAGCCAAGGGTCAGTTTACTGCATCTATAAATGCTGAATATCGTTCTGGTCAACTAGCAGGTTTGTATGTCGATCATAAACAAATAACACATTCTACCTTAGAAGGTATGAGTAGAGATCAATTAGAAAAACGATTAGCAGAATTAGAGAACAAAATAGGCGAGGCAAAAAACATCATAGATGTTACACCAGAAAAAATTCAAACTAAGTAAAGTAACAAACCCTTCTCAAGTTAAGATAGAAGATGATCCTGTAAGAAAGGTAAGTTATAAATTCAGAACATCACAAGGTAGATGTATATTTACTATATCAAATAAAGCAGTTGTATGTATTGCTAACACATTTAAATGTCCTATTGATATGCAACAGTTAGAAAAATATTCACTACCAGAAGCAGAAGAGTTTACTATCTTTTATACAGTGTGGTCTTACGAAAAAGGTTATGGTCGATTAATTCTTAACGAATTATTACAATTATTACAGACCACAAGATATGTAACTTTATCTCCGAAAACAGAAATGGCTAAAAACTTTCATACAAGAAACGGTGCTAAGTTAATAGCTGATAATAAAGACAGTTATAACTTTGAGTATTTCAAATAGTAGATAAGAACAAAGTGGTTACAAAATTAGTTGGACTAGACAGAGCTTCTGTTCTTAAATTTCTTAATGTACCTTTTTGTCTACGTTTTTCTTTGTCAGATAAGCTTTTTATTTTGATATGCACATTATGATAGTGTTTCCACAACACTTGTCTTTGTGTAAACTTTATGACTTTTTTTTCTAATGATAAAATATAACGGTTTTTTATATCTTCTGGATCTAGCAATGCCCACTCACATATTTTACAAAAATCGTGGCTCATACCTATCAACCAATTGTGTGCAGCAAACTTTATTAATGAAGATTTTCTATCTGATTGATGTATCATAACATCTTCAAAAGCATTAACTAAAACATACACATACAATTTTTCTTCTGGTCTTCTTTCAACAAACACTATTTCTTTTGCTATACGGTAGCCTAAAATTTTTAATACTTCATTGTTTGGTAAATACATTAATGCCCATAAGTTTTTACAAGATAAACTAATAATTCCTTGTACCTCTCACTATATGGACTACCCTTTTTTTTATATTCAATGTAATCTTCGTGTACAGACTCCATAAACCAAACTCTTTCCTCTGGATCCATGTTTCGTGGGTCGATAATATTGTCTAATTCTTTTCGAACCATTTCATACATCAAGTCATAAAATGACATAAATTTCTTTCTCCTTGCCATTCATCATACTATCTAGATTAGTTTTTACGATTTTTTAATCTGGTAAGACACCTTACAGTTAGAACATACCAATCGTAAATTTTCTAACCTGTTATCTTCAGATATACCATTTATGTGATCTAATACAAGCATAAACTTTTTTTGAGGAATTAAGTTTACATCACACAAGGAACACTTTTCGTTATTTGATGACACACTTTCTTTCCACGCATCATCAAATATTCCCATATTACACTCTATTCTTGATTACTTAAAAGTTGTTCTTTTAAATCGCCCAACTTAGTTTGTTCTTTTTTACTCATATTAATTAAGTACGCTTCTATAATTTTAGCTATCATATTAGAAGGATTACGGTGCGTTATATCACACAATCCTTTTAATAATTTAAAACTCTCTATTCTTATTGCGACTGTTCTCCATTTAGTTGTATCCATTTTTTCTCCTATAAAGTTAATAAATATACATAAAACCATACAAGAATATTGCTTGTCATAACTACGGTAATTATAAATTTTGCCATACGGTACTCCATTAAAAAAATATTCTGCACAAAGCAATCGAGTTCATTATTGTGAACCATGATGTTAGAATAACTGTCCAAGATAATTTTCTCAATACAGCCGATATAAGTCCTAACAAACTACCTAACCAGTACAAAGGTACAAACACCGTAGTCATAGGATCTAAAACTGTAATAGTTAAAACTAAACTTCCTAATATCACAAAAGTTGTTGAAAACATCTCTATGTAAAAAGCAGTTTTGTTTGTGTAGTAACTATCTATAAAAAATTTTTTTATGTTATTCATATCTTCTTGTTGTTAATTTTAAATATTATTATTTTAGTGATATGATAAGTAAAGTCAAGAATAATGTAAAAAGATATAAAAGGATTAGATAGTTTCACCAAAATTGTTGCCAATGGCTACATCAACCTTCATGGGTATTAAAAAATCAACACAATTTTCCATAACCGTTTTTATTTGCTCTATTTGTTTTGTATCTGCAACGCTAAAACATAATTCATCATGGATCTGGAGCAGTGGTAAGTGATTAATCTTAGCACATTCTAGCATTGCCTTTTTTGTAACATCAGCAGCACTACCTTGTATCAATCTGTTTAAACTTTTGTATGTGTATGCTCTTTTAATATTTTTTTGACCATACTTTGCTGAAGCATTTTCAAATCTTTCTGGAGTATGTATACCCCAATCTTTAGGCTCCCATAAATCAAAACGACATTTTCTTCCTAACTTAGTTCTAATAACACCCTCACTATTTGCTTTATCAGCACACTTATCTGCTAACTGTTTTAAGAATGGTGCTTTGCGATTATATGTATTGATTAAATTACTCGCCTCGTCAAAAGTTAACCCCAACATATTAGCTAACTTATTCTTACCCATACCATACATTAAACCTAAAGATATACTTTTAGCACTCTTTCTGTCTATGCCACATAGTTCAGCCACAGACTGATGAAAATCACCATCACCATCTTCATACGCTTTTGCTATTTCTTTAGCTCCATCAAACTGTAAGGTTAAACTATAACTGGTCGCTATTCGTGGTTCCTGTTGCGAGTAATCTAATGCTACAAACTTCTCACCTTTTTCTGGTAAGAATAATCCTCTTATTAAATTACCGTATTCTTTATTACGAGCTGGTAGCTGTTGTAAGTTAGGATTATTCATAGATAGTCTACCACTCACTGTTCCTCCACTATCACTGCGTAACTGATTTATCTCAGCGTGTATTCTACCCTTATGTGTATATTTCAAAATACTATTAATAAAAGTATTATGAAACTTATTTAACTCTCTAGCATTTACGATTAGCTTTGATATGTCGTTGTCGTTTTCATTTAACCACCCTTGAGTAAAACTAGGCTCACTTGTTTTTGAAGTTCTTGGATATTCAATACCCAGTTTATCGTAAGCAGTTGCGATACTTCTGGCTGCCCAAATGTCTATCTCTTTGCCTACCATTTTGTTTATCTTATGCAGTATGTCTTTTTCTTTTTGTTTAAAATTTACTTTTAACTTTTCTGCTTGTTCTACATCAACACGAATACCACGCTTTCTTATTTGTATTAAGTAAGGTAAAAGATCTCTTTCTAACTGCCATATCGTATCTAAGTTTTGTTTATTGATTTCGTGTTTAAATCTTTTCCATAAGTCATACGTTAGTCGTGCATCTTCTTGAGCATATAATCCAACAGATTCTGATGGCAGTTTCCACATTTCCCCTTTTGGATTAACACCAAACATTTTAGCAGCTTCATTTAAATCTGTTTCTGCTTTGATCTCACCAAGATAATCTTTAGCCAAAGCGTTAAGAGAATAGGAATATCTGTTCTCATCTAACAAGGCACCTGCTATCATAGTATCGACTATTTCTCCATTGACCTTGATGCCATAGGATTGCAACCACCCAACATCATAGGCAGCATTATGAAATATTTTTCTGCAAGGCAAAGCACATATATCGTGCATATATTTTAAAACTTGTTCTTTAATTAAATTACCACCACCCATATGTCCAAAAGGATAATAAGCACTAAACCCTTCTGTTGCTACAGCAATGCCTATAATCTCACCTTTGTTAAATGCCCAACCAGCTCCTAAACCATTATTGATACCATCATCTCTTGTTTCTAAATCAATAGCTATTTCTGTTGCTTCCGATAAATCTTTGTATTCTATCGGTGGCGACCACATAGTTTTCTTTTGTAATGGAAAAACTAATTGCATTAATAATCTCTCTCTAAAATCATTTCTAAATAATGTATCGCTTTCTTAATATCTTCAGCTCCTCCCTTATATGGATGTCTGCAAACATACTTAATCACATTACCCTCAGCAAATTGTAATTTATTTTTATTAATAAATTGTGAAGGTTGTATCTCAAGATTCTGGTAATGTTTGCTGCCCTTTTCCCACAAGTAATTTTTCTCTCTCATGTTCCTCCTTAGTCTTTAATACAAAGCCATCTCTAATTAAATTAAATAGTTTATCTTCAACCATAGCTTTTGTTGGTCTAGTTCTAAATTCTAAACATATATTTATTTTGTAACTCATAGTACACCTGCATTTTGTAAACCAATTAAAGTGCTGATAATTGTGTAGATCCATATTATCTCCATAACTAAATATCTCCTAAAGGTAAGTTATAAACTTCTCTAGCTTTTTTCATAAGTTTAACACTAGGATATCTTTTAGATCTTAATAATAAATCTGCGTAAGTATAAGATATATTTAAATCTTTTGATAACTTGTGAGCATCAAGGTTTCTTTCTTGTGCTATTTTTTTTAAATTCATATATATTATCCTTTCTTTCAGTTTTTTGTTTTGGATAGTAAACCTCTACATAACTACCACAATTAGGGCAACTTAAATTAGTCACCATTATAAACTCATCATTATCTTCTAAATCGTGATCTGCTCCCCAAATCAATTCCGTTTTACAGTGCCAACACTTCATACCTCATATTCCTTTATTAAAAAAAATCATTAAACAAATCCATTTGATCTTTATACGGTATACTTATTCTTTGTTCTGCAATATCAAAATATTCTTTTTCTTTTTCAATACCTATAAAATCAAACCCTTCATCTTTTGCAGCTATGCCTGTTGAACCACTACCCATAAATGGATCTAATACTGTGCCACCCTTCGGTGTAATCATCCTACATAAATATTTCATTAATTTAACTGGTTTTACTGTAGGATGTATATTTGCTGAAGGTTCTGTTGTAAACTTTTTTTCCACCCCTTTCATATCTTTACTTGAGGTTGAACTCGTGCCATAAAATACTTTTTCCTTTACAGGTAAATTCTCTAAACCTTTGTGTCTTTCTGCTTTTGCTGTTTTAGGACAATAGAAAAATCTTGCCCATTCTTCTTGTAATCCATTGTGCATAACATTTGAAGGATACCTACCTTTTGGGTCTGCATCAGCAAAACTGTTTTGTGTATTATCCATACCAGAATTATCATTAGTCCAGACACCATCCTCACTTCTAGATTTACGAACTACTTTTTTTCTTTTCGCATTTTGTATTTGACCAAAACTTAATACGTCTGCACCCATAATATCTTTAGATTTTTTGCCTATGTCACGAAGATCTGGCATTGTTTCTGGATACTTTGCATCATTCCCCTCTATTCTACAAGCATCTATATGTATCCCACCAGTTCTGTGTTTTAAAACATTTTCAACTATAGATTTTTCAGATAGTGGTTTTCTTGCAAGAACAATTGGTTCGTGTGCTGGTTTTAATGCAGTTCCCCAACCTTCCCACTCTGTATTACCTTTTGTAACTTTTAATTCAATGTCATTATAATCACCACCTTTAAAAAAATTATTAGGTTCCATTTTTCCAGCTTTTTTAATTTTTGTGCCAAGTAATAATCTATCATTGCCTTGTTTCTTATCTATTGCTTTTCCTATATTCAAACTCTTTGGAAACCCACTACCATATAACCACATAATTTGATCACGAATATCAAACCCAGCATCTTCTATTG